GCAGGGCAGTACGTGTTTACAAACGCAGTCGTCGCAATGCTGGTATCATTATCGCCAGCGGTCGGAGTCGGCGCGATCGGATTGCCGGTGAAGGTAGGGCTGGCGAGCGTAGCAAGCCCGAGCGTCGCCACCGACTTATTCTTCCATTGGCTGGTAGCCGAGTCGTAGGAGATTAGATCCGCGTTTGCAAGGGAGGTAAATGACACATCGCTCAGCTCGACCAACTCGTTAGAGTTTACGATGCGTACTTGAATAGTCCCGAGCGTAGGATGAGCACGAACAACTGTCCCCACATTTACATAGTGGTAAGGAGAGTAAGGTTGCGTATCCGTGAAGCCGCCTGCGACCGTAGGGCTAAGGAATAACAAAGCACCTTCGGCATACGCGTTAGTGTTTACCCCTTCGAGCAAGCCAACTTGAACAACGATGCCGGAGTTATTATTGGTAATCGCTGCCGTAGTGAAACCAAAGGTCGAGCGTGAGGTCGCCTCAGCGTTAGCCTGTGCAAGTGCGACGCTCGGGATAGTGCCATGCTTGCCGTCAATGTAGACCAGGGAGAAGGCAGGGATGGTCGCACCTGTTTTATTGTAGACCGTAGTCTGTAACTTGCCGACCGATGTAACCGTGGGAAAAGTGATCAGGGAGCCGTCGCCTGCGATGTAGTCAGTAACTAGACCGCCCGCTGGAGGAAAGACAGGGATGGTCGGGAAGGTTGCCGTCGTACCATTACCGCGTAAGTACTGAGCCGTCGTTCCGCCTGTTGGAGGAAAGGCCGTGGTCTGAATTGTGGCATCCGGGAAAGTTATTTCTCCTGTGACACCATTTATTTCAAACTGTCCAATATATGCTGATGTTGCTCCGTATGAGCCTGTGTCCGAACCAGAAACTATATTTACAGACTCAAATGTAGGATTTGCGTTAATGCTAACCGTCTGCGTTCCGCTGTTATAGAGTATCGGAGAAGTCGCCGCGATAACGCCCGATGCACCTGTCGCACCTGTCGCACCTGTCGCTCCGGTAGCTCCGGTAGCACCCGCAGCACCCGCAGGGCCAACAGGGGCAACCTCAGCCGTGAAACTTGCAGGCGTGTTCGTGCCGACTGTTACGCTCGCTTCGGGGTCTGCTATCGAAGCCGTAAAAGTCCCCTTGCCCGCAATGACGATGGAGAATGATGCGGACATCGATTAAGCCTTTGTAATTTCAGGGACGATTAAAAACTCGATTGTCTCAGAATAGAATACCGTACCGCCAATGCTTACGCGGATGTCCCAGCGCGCTTCGCCTGTATGCCAATCTGCGGTATACAACTCGTCGCGGGTCGTGGTGATCACTAAGCCTGCACCGTTTAGGGATACGTCCAGGTTGTCCGTTACTCCGTTAGCATCCTTAATTGATGACGTAATCGTCGCACCGATAAGGTTGGCAAGGCCGCCCGCTGCCGGCGTATAAGTCACCGTAGCAGAGAAAGAGGAACCGCGCTTGAAAGTGAAGTCGGACATGGAGCGTTAGATTATAAGATGCGAGCTGAGAGTACGCAGGGAAGAATGCCATACGTTTCAGCCGTGGCAGTTGTGTCTGTAAACTCTACAAACGAGCCGACCGATGTGTCTGTGCCGAGTAATGCATTGATGGCTGAAACTGTACCGCCAGCTGTCAGATCTACTGAAAATGATATGCCAGGGAATGAAGTTAAGAAGGTGTTAAATACCAGCGTCCCGCCTGCGGTCTGTAAGTTATAAGTTACCGTCGAGTTAATTGCCGAAATAGTCAGATAGCCTGTCGTGTCGCCTTGCTGAGTTAATACTGCCTTAGCGCCTGACCAGCCTGCTTGAGCGTTAATCGCTGTAATGATTGCGTTTTGAATGTCCGTCGAAGTGAAAGGGAATTGAATGGCGGCAGTCGTGAAACTAAGTGCCGGAGTGCTTCCGCTGTACGAGATGTTAAACGTGCCATACACAGGCTTATTGTTGATGCCAAAATAGATGTTACCGGATGATGCTGAGCTGACTGTAATTGTTGGAGAGCTCAAGGCCGCACCTGCCACTGAATAAATGTTAGCACTTCCGGGAGTACCAAGACGCAGACTTGTGTTTGCAGCTGATGGTGCAGGCACGTTCTCCATAGGGTACGCAGCTGAGCCTGTTGTTTTAACTAGATACAGGTTAATCTTTACCTTACTTGCCTCGAAAAAGTTAAGCGGGTCGGCAAATGTAAGGTCGTTAAAGTCACGGTAAGCGACGTTGCGATATGGGTCTACGTAAATGTCAAATGAGAGTGCCATGGCTTCTATCTATGCGAAAGCGTCAAACTGAATAGTTAAAGGTGTACCCGGCAGGAGCACCTGTGCCGCCTGTGACGTACCAAGAGGCCGCCCAGCCGTCGTCGATGCAAGGGCCTGTGGTTACAATCGTGCCACTCTTTGCTACGATATAGGACTCTGCCGTCTCCGTTAGATCCACGTCTCCGGTATGATACTGAGTAAGCTGCTTGGTCGCTATGTTGTAGCGAGCGATTACTTTAACCGAAAGGCCCAGCCTGTCCCACATAGAAAGCATTACGCTCACACTCGGTATTGGTTCAGTTACTCCATATGCGGAAGTTGGAGGCGTTCCGGGGATTGTGGTAGTCGTATTATAAACAACATCGTTTTTTACGATTACGTGTTTAATTGTTGGGACACTTCCTTCGCCATCACTTATACTTGTCGGGCCGTATCGGAAAGTTGAAGCAAACAGGCTTGCACTTATTACCGCAAGGCGGGGCTTACCGTATCCGGGAGCAGCTCGATAAAGCACGACCAGAGTGTCTTCTTCTGTCTCAAGTTCAAATTGATTGAGAGCAAGCGTGGCGGCATTTGTAGAATATCGTAATGTTTTGTAACAGTTGCACCCTTCGACCTTATAAAGTTTTGTATCAGCCAAATAACTTGAGTCTTGGATTGAGGCATCACCGACACTTACGTCACGGTTACCAAACGAAATCATCATTGTGACATAGTTAAGTATCTTAACATAACCCGGCTCGACCTTCATCCATCTCTTAGTAACGCCTGCGACCTTCTCTGTTAAAACAGTGCACTCAAATTGCAAAGGAGCAGGTTTGCGAGGTGGGTCGATTACAAGCGACGTCTGTCCGTTTATATTCTTAACCTTATAACCTACGCCCGGGCGAATCATGTTATTTAGTTGGGCGTAAGTTTGTATTACCACCCATCTTCTGATTTGTTTGGAAGTTGGTATGCATATTAGTAGCCCACCCGCCCGAGTTGCCCGGAGTATCTTTTTTACTCACGCCTGTTTGCTCGCCATAGTAATAGATGTCTACGTCCCAGCCATTGACTGCGAAGGTAATGTCAAATGACACCTTCACCAACGTTCCAAAAAACTCTAGTGATATACCTGTTAGCAATAACTGAGGTAAGCCGCCAATCACTGTAGAAAAGCCACCATTATCGGAAGATGTTGACCATGTTGGTCTAAGACCGCTTAGATCGCCAAGTAAATTGACACCTCGGAATATTCCTGACCAGCTTGTTTCACCCATAGCACTTACAAGTTTAGAGGCCAGATACATGTCGGTCGTATAAAGGCTTCCGGTAATTCCAAAGCCTGCATTGAGGTAACTCTTAACACCGTACTTATCTCCAGAGACATTTGTTACTGTTGTATGTTCTACAAAGCCATCAAATGAACCGTCGGCATTAAACTTAGCACCGTTCTGAGGGTCATCAACTGTGCCAGCTAGTACTGTTGTGGCAAAATTAGGATGCGTCTCAATAGGTTCTGTAGACATGGAACCTCGTCCGCTTACTTCCGCAACCGTTACATTGCCGGTGGCGATACCGCAGTACTGAGCCGAGAAGATTTGCAGGCCGTTGCTATTGAGGGTCGAGGAAACGTTGTGACAGATAAGGCGCTTATCTTTTGAGAAAGCATCGCCGCGTTTAGGTACTGCGGATAAAGCCGAAGCACCGTCGGCAGAAATGTCAGAGGTACCATGGCTGATAGTGTAATCTGCTTTGCAAGTGAGTAAGCCGAAGCCGTCGTCTTCAATTGTCCATCCAGGCATTAAGACTGCCGTGGCTAGTTTGTTTCCTTTTGTAATTCGTGCCATAAATTATTTTCCGAAAGTGCTCTTGAAAACGTTTATACCTGTGCGTAACAGGTCGTTATTAGGGTTAGTAAAGTTAGTCGCACCAGCCTTCGGAATTGTGCCGTCAGTTGCTCCGCTTGTATTATCTGCCATGGTCGTCGTATTCTGAGCGATGATAGCGAGGTGATCCGTTGCAGTCTTTCCGGCTACCATGCCAGCGGCCTGATACGCAGAGCCACCGATTTGAGCCATCGAGCTGACTGCCATCTTACCGCCTTCGGATGGCTTCTTGCCTGCGTTGATAAGGTCTTGAGCCATCTGTGCTGGGGTCTTTTTTCCAAGTGCTTCGGCAGTACCCGGAGTCATAGCTGCTTTAGGTGCAGCACCAACTGCCCCAGCCGTTATGCCCAATGCGTTTGCCATAGTAGTACCTGCTGTAACTTGAGCCTCTAAAGCCATTGCATCTAGTTTGTCACCTAGTCGGTCTAACTGATCAGCCTGCTCAACCGTGGCATATGGTGCCTTAGCCATGTTAGCGCGTAACTCGTCGTAGTTGGATAAGAGCGGTATCATATCCATAGCAATTTTATCACCGAATACCGCGGTCGCCATTTCGTATTTCTGTTGCTCATCAGTGAGCGAGCTCATGGAGACAGCCATGCGTTGCAAAATCTCGTCGGCAGATATGCCTTTGGTTTTAATTTCATCCATAGAAAAGCCAAGTGCCTGCAATGCTTTGACCTTAGGGTCATTAGTTTTTCCTGCTTCGGCTAAGTTGCCTGCGTCTCTTACCAAGTTGCGTAAATCTTTATAACCTTTGCCAAGTTGCTCGATTGATAGACCGCTTTGCTCAGCGGCAAACTTTAATTTTTGAAACTCTACTACGCCCATACCAAGTCGAGCGGCTTCGTCTTTAATGCTGCTCATTTGTTTTGCGGCATTGAAAGCAGCTGCACCTATAGCAGTTAAACCGACGCCAGCCGCAGCCCATTTAGCCGTAGACTTTCCAACGCTATTACCAAACTTTTCAGTTTCCTTACTAACGTTTTTCAGCGTTCCTGTCGCCTTGTCATTGGCGACGACGTTAAACTCTATATTACGTGCCATTGGTTGGGTTTCCTACCTTTGCCAACTCGTCAAGCAGGGCCTCATCTTCACTAGAGAAAATCTCCATCGAAGCACCATCGCTCACAGAAAATCCTGCCGACATCCAAACGGCCTGCGACTCCGGCATATGCAATGCCTGTTCAAATGAGATGCCATGCTTAACTAAGTTAGTAATGATAGCGAGAGGCCATGGGATACCGTTGTGCCTAGGACTGCCTCCCTGGTCACGTTCCGACTTCTCCCAAAATTGAGGCCACGTACTAACCTTGATGTGGTCGTGCGCTAACTCGACTGCCGACGCGTACCGCTTGCCGGACATAAGACGTATGCCGTGGTAGTGATCTGACAGGCTGGGCTTGAGATTGCCCGACTCGCTACATACCTTGGCAAAAAGTATAATGTCCGCTGGCTTCATTATCCGGTCAGTCACGATAGGATGGTTTAACGCGGTAAGCCAAAGCCGATGCTTTAAGCACCATGGGTACAACTTATACCCGCAAAGATGCGTGCCTTTAGGTGTCAGAAATGCCTCTAGAAATCGCTTGTCCATAGGAAGGGCTATACCTAACCATCAAAACGCCTCTAGAGGCAAGCCAAGGGGCAAAGAAAAGGCCCTCCGTAGAGAGCCTAATCACCTTTCGCGTCAGCTAAGGATTTGTCGGGATAACTTATACCTTAGTAGGTAATTGCTTCGTACTCCGTTGCGGAGAGGGAAATTAACGTGAAGCCTTTATTCTGCCCACGGTCTTCGATGCGGGTAATACAACCTGTAAATGCGACTTCGTTACCAGCAAAAACAATTTTGTCGCCAATCGAAAGGACGAAGGTGGCAGCACTAGTCAATACGCCTTCGAGGCTTAGTTCGTTAGTGCGACCGTCTAGGCGGTGCGTGACAGTCTTACCTGTCTCGTCTTGGACTTTGTCATCCAGCTCGAAAGAGCGAGTGACCGTGTATGATTGCACGGTAATACCTGTTACAGTACCCGAAATACCATATACATACGCTGTTCCTTTAGTTACGGCTGCCATAGTGTTATACCTTTGCGTGCGGTGTAAAGACTCAGGCAGGTAAGACGATTAAGATAGAAAAGTTAGACGTAGACAGCAGTGCCCTGTCGCCTTGGCTTTCTTCGGTGCTGGTATAGATTACGTCGTAGCAGGTAGCGTCGGCTTGGCTGGTAAATAGCGCCTTAACGGCTGGGATGTCCTGCAATGCCCCGAGTACTGCCGCGGTACGTGCCCGGTGTACGGTCAAGGCCGTTGCCTCGTCGCTCGAAGTAAAGACCGTAACACTTAGGCTGGCGTTAAAGTTGCCCTGCCATTCGGGCAGATCGGAAATGGGGTTAAGGCTAGATACGCTAACAACGCAGAGAGGTAGCACCGTGACATCAGTCTCAATGCCTCTCTCAATGTTTACACCTGTTAGCTCGGATTGAGCCTGGAGGTGGGCGACAAGTGCGCTCTCGATGATTTCTGCTGGTGATTTAGTTCCCATTGGTTTCGTTGTTAAATTGTTGGATACCTATTTCGAGGTACTTCTTCATCTTACCTTTTCGGTTAGCCGTTCTGTACGCAAGTGTCTTATCAAATGTCTTAGCAGTCGTCCCAGCGTTGTCAGCGTTGCCAACCATATTGACGATGTTAATTTTATAAATCTTTAACTTGGCATCAGAGTCATAAACCGAAGGGAAGTTTAACTTTGCTACGCCAGGAGCACTATGGCGCTTAATAAATGATGGTAGACCCTTGAGGCCATAAGACTTCTCAATACCCATTGGGTATTTATTAGTGCGGATGCGTACAGGGCCTATCTGTTTAATACAAGCTAACCAACCGCTTTTTAGGTAGCCGACTCTTTTTTGTGAGCTACGGATATAATTTATAATAGTCCGCTCGTCGGCAGTTCTATATCCAGCAAGGGTATTGAAAAATGCTGAGTCCTTAGTTCGGTTCCTTCTGATGCGGTGATTAAACTTTTTCTTCATTTGTGCATGCCACGAAGCAAGGCTACCGCCATCTAGGCGCTTGTGCTGCTCACCACGGCCTTGGAATATAGCCTTAAAAGATTGATAGGCTTTAAGGTGATCGGGGTCTAAGCGGATGCGATTTAACTCTGTATTATTGAGAGTCTTTTGACCACGGCCTGAAGTTCTCCATTTGATGTAATCGTCCACATTTGAGAAATCTCCGGTGGCATCGACTAGAGACTCATCGACAGTTTTGACGATTCGCAAAATGTCTAAGGCAACAGCACGCTCACCAAATGCTTGCGACGACCTTTTGTCACCGTCACCACCATTGCCGCTGCTTGCATTAAACAATCCCTTTTTACTGCGAGCATTACGTTTAATAGATGCCGACATCGATGGCGAGTGCTTCATCGCGGCACGCGCTGTAAGTGAGGCTTCTTCGCGTACTGCGTTTTCTATCAGTTGGCCTGTGAAGTTAGCAAACTTGCCCAAGTCTGCCATAAAGGTTCGAATCTGTCCCTTAGTCCTTTGTGTGGGATAGATAGACATTACCGCTCGTCCTCAGCTCGTACCTGCAATGTCACCCAAGCCGAGCCGGGCTTATAGGTTGAGCCAACGATGCGGTACTTGCGATTGCTCTGCTCCGTAGCGACGAGAGTTTGCCCGATGGCTAGGGTCGAGGCCGGTTGCCCTGAGGATAGAGCCGCGGCACAGGCCGTACCGTATGAAGTAGTCCAGGATGCCGTCGATGCGACGATGCGGGCCTCGTGGTTTACTGTTTCCATAAACCCGCCAGCCTGTAACTCCTGGCTAAGTGTTGGCTGTCCAATTAAGACCTGCCACGAAGTCGTACCCGCAACCGTTGTCCATGTCTGAGCGAGGTCGGCCATGTCGCCGACTATATCTTTAGCGTCTGCAATAAGGTCGGACGTATTCATCTATCATTGCCGAAGTCGTAAAAACAAAAAGGCCTCCCGATTAAAGGAGGCCCGATTGAAGTCTATATCAGACTGATTAAGCAGTCTTGATACGCTTTAGGCTGGTACCGCGTGCCTTAGCTGCACCGAAGAGCAGGGTGGCTGTCAAACGGAGGAAGCCGTCAGTGCCTTTGCTCTTGAGAACCTGGACTGCGAGACCGGATGGGTCGACTGCGTTGTCAGACTCACCGACAAACATTTCAGCGGAAGGGAGTGCCGAAGCGATTGCGATAGCGTCTTTTCCGCAAGCAAATGCCGCGAGATTTTCGCTGTTCGTAGGCAGATCGCTGAACTCATAAACATTCACACCAGCAACTTTACCGATGGTGCCGTCGACCACAGTCACGCCATTAACGCCATTCGAGGAGAAGGCTTGGGTGAGGGTAGCGTCCTTACGGAGAGCGCCAGCGTATGTGCTGTTGAGGATGAGTGCGCGCTGCTTGCTGGCTTTAGCAGCCGAAAGAGCGGTGTTGAGGTCAACCACGTCATCATAGCCGAAGTTAGCGGCTGTGACGACTGCGTTAGCCGAGAAGTTAGCGTTGAGGATGATCGCGGCGATTTCAGCGTGGCACTTAGCGGCGAGCTCTTCGACAGCATTCTGTACGAAAGCGTTGACGATGTACTGCTCACCGTACT